GCAGCGCCACCTAAACTGTACAAACCATTTTGTGTGTTTGCAGTTCTAGCATTAGCAGCGTTTTGAGCAGCAATAGCAGCAGCTTGGCTAGTAGCATAAGCTCCTGCGTAATCAGGGCCTGTAGTAGCAGCTTGATTAGCAGGGTTTACATAACCAGGTTGAGTAGCTTGGTTAAATGCTCCCAACTGAGTTAAAGGTAAATTATATGCATCATAATTTTGCTTATAATTATTTTGTAAAGCAGCGTTATTAGCTTGTGTTCCTGCTAATTGGTTTGCATAACCTTGTTGTCCAGTTAAATTATTAAATTGAGTATTACCTAAATTCATTGTGTTTTGACCAGTTAATGCTTGATTTGTAAATGTACCAGCATCAACATTTTGTTTGAACATTGTGTTTTGAACTTGCGAACCAGCTAATTGAGCTTGAGTTAATAAATCATTATTACTTTGAGCTTGTTGTTGTTTTGCGTTTTTATAAGCTTCTGAACCAGGCATAATGCCTTGATTAGCTAATTGATTGTCTAAAGCTGCATTAGACCTGTCAATTTGTGGTTGTAAACGCTGCATAAGCAAACCAGTAGCAGCATCCCAACCTTCCATGCCTGTGCCACCAACTTTAGTCTGCAAATTAGGTGCAGCGCCTACATTAGTAAATCCTGGGCCTTGCCCAACCATTTTATTTTGATAGTTAGAAACGCTAAATGGATTAGCAGTAGAAGCTGCTAAATTACCAGTTAAATTGTTCATTGTTCCTTGTAATGCAGGGTTCAATGATTGGTTTGCTGACCAAATAGGATTACCTTGAGCATCTACGCCTGTTTGCTTATATTGCAGGTTGGAATAAGGTGTAGATTGATTTACACGATTAGCAGCAGTTGCTGTTTGTGCGCCAGCTAAATTAGCTAATGAAGTTTGTTGTGCAGCTTGCACATAAGGGTTTGTACTAGCAGCAAATTGATTGCTTGTAGTAATTCCATAAGGATTAGTGCCAGCTTGTGTACTTGGATTAGGAACAATATTAGCTTGTTGTCTTTGTTGATATTCTGGCGTTTTCATAAAAGCGTTAGAAATATCTTGTAAAGACTTGCCAGAATTTAATTGTTGTTGCCAATATTGCAAACCAGCAGCATCAGGCGCTCTACCTAAAAGATTCTGATAAAGACCAGAAATGGGGTCAGAACCACCAGCATTTGCATTTGTTGATTGATTAGTTGTTTGATTGGTTGGTGAATTTAATAAATTTCCTAAATTAGAAATTGTATTTGTAAAATTTCCATTATATGCAGGCTGAGTTTTAAAATTATCAGAAATAATTCCATTATTGGCATTTGTATTGGTTGTTTGACCAGACATCATTACACCAGGAACTTGTGAGCCAGTTGTTGAGCCACCATTTTGTGACATAAGCGAAGAAATAGTGTTGCCATCTCCTGCATTTATATTAGTTAAACCACCATTTAATCCGCCTTGCATTCCATTAACGGAAGATTGTCCACCTTGAGTGCCTTGGCGTTGAGTTTCGGCAGCATTTTCTTGTTGTGCCCATTCTTCATAAGAAGGTGGAGATTGACCAGGCGCAAACATGGCTGATGCCATAAATCTTTGATAAGCTTGTTGTGATGTATCGACAGCCATGACCTACTCCTAAGTGTTTAGTTTAATTACCAAGGGGTCGGCATTGCCGATTATACCCTTAAAAATCATTAAATTACAGTACCTTTTTCCATTACATAGTCGGTGGAAACCCAATGCACATCTATTCCAGCAGAAACCATATTTAAGTTAATACCACCAGCATAGCCCAATCCTGTAACGCCTTGCCATTGGCGAGAAACTACCAATCCACCAGCAAAAACATCCACATCCCATTTGGCTGTACCCCATACCGCAGTAGTAGTAGGGGTTTGTACAAAAGTGACTTTTCCAAGGTTATTTTGAGTCTGAAAGTCGGTATTAATACCAGCATATATACCAGGCGCTCCTACATCTACTAAGAATGTAGGGCGAACCATGGTAAAGCGTTTTTGTTGTCCTGGGTTGTCAAAATAGCTATAAGCTTGTTGGCAAGTAGCTGAAATCTGACCGCCATTATCTGCATTGGTATCAAAGAATTTGCCTACAAACCCTGTGCCACCAAAGAAAAGGTCATCATTGTGTAATTCAAAGCAAGTGGTATTGATTCCTGTGAAATTGCACCAAGCTTTACTAATTGTGTGCATTACATATTGTTCTGTGCCGCCAGGGTTAGGAATGTTAATAATCAACATATTAGGTTTAGCAAAATAGATAACTTGCCAACCAAACTCTGTAGAGTAAGTGTCTGCTGCTTGAGAAATAGCAAAGAAAATCTTATCCGTAAGGTTTATTCTAGGGTCTAAACGACTAGATTGCAAAGCAGAAGCTAAGGGTACTAAACCATCTTGGGTAAGCAATAACACATCTCCTGCCCATTTATAAAAGCATCTACGGCTAAATACATACCCTAATTGCCATACGCCTTTTAAAGCCCATGTACTAGCACTAGCTGGGTCTGTTCCGTTATAGACAATAATCTCGCCCATATTGGTAATAAAGACTGCATAGTCATCAGCGCCTTGTCCTGCGTCAAGAGTCCAAGTAGCCATGCCTTGTAAGAAACCACCATTACGAGCTATGCCGCCAAAATCTAACGCAACAGCAGCGCCACCTAAAGAATTAACAGGTAAATACCATACTTTTAGGGTGTTCTTTTCAGTAAAATATAAGCGATTTTTAAACAAATTAACATTAACAAATACACTAGAATCTACGCCTGTAACACCAAAATTGACTAAATAAGTGCCTACAACAGTAGCATTAGTAGCAGGTGTACTAGCCATTGTGTAAGTTAATGTACTAGCGCCTGTAACAGTAATAACAAAAGAGCCGTTATACGCTGATGGTAATGCACCTGAAACGGTTATTTGATTGCCTGTAGATAATCCGTGAGGCGTAGTAGTTGTAAGAGTAGCTGTAGTTCCTACTTTAGTAATAGAGCTAATAGTAGCGGCTGTTGTAGTCGTAGCCATCTTAATCCAGTTAGTTCCATCATAGATTAATGTTGGGTCTGCTCCATTACAAGCTATTAAAAAGTTGCCACCAGGGTTACTAAAATTGACATACTGAAATTTGTCATTGCTAACTGTAAAAACATTAGTAGCAGTAGCAGTATCACAGTTGTATATAGCAGTACCAGCAGCAGCAAATAGTTTTTGCGAATTAGCTCCTGCATAATTCATTACAGTATTAACTTTTCCTGTAATACCAATAGAAAATTTAGAATAACCTTTACGAAGCGTTACATCGGTAGGCGTAGGGTATAAATTAGTTAAAGTAACTGCATCCGTAGGAGGCATTGCTGCTACAGAATCCCTAGCGTTCCAACCACCAATAGGTGCTGTAATAGAAGTAGTTAGTGCTGTAAAAGGCTTTGCTTTCATTACGAACCATATCCTGTGTCAGGGATGTTAGCATAGCCAATAAGTACTTTACTTGGGTAAGGAGCAAATGAAAGGTTAGCAGCACCTTTATCATTAGCTTTAGCAATAGATAGATAACGCATAAAGTCTTGAGTTAGCGCAGTAGTGTCAAAAGACTTGATTTGGAAGTATTTAAGCTTTGTATAAAGCACCATAATACGGTCATCAAATACAGTCGTATCATCATCATTGGTAAAGCTATTTTTTACTGTACCTGTTGCACTTCTTGCCCAACCTTTTGAGCGATATTCAAAGCCTAAATACTCTTGGGTTGTCATTGGCGGCCATACTTGGAATTTTCCACCAAGAATACGCCAGCGCATACGAGGCCCTGTAGAGATATAGCCTGACTTTAACCATTGCCATTGTTGTGCATCTTCAGGCCCTAACATTTCCCAATGCTTAGTTTTATCCCATTGAGTGCGGTCTGTAACGGTTTCAAAATCACTAGGAAGCGGATAAATTGTTTGACTAAAGTTAATTGTGCCTGTACCTGTACCTGAGGCTTTTTGGCTAATAGTAACTTGAGTCGAAGAATCTACTGATACTACATAAGTATCTTGGGCAATGTTATACCCTGTAATACTGTAGTTTGCATTTAAACCTGTGGTACTAGCTAGACCAGTTAAAACATAAGAATCAGCCGTAGCTGTACCTGTGGTTGTTAAATATTGAGTGTAAAAACGATACTCGTTCTCTAAAGCTTGCCAATCATATTCTTTAGTTAGCTCATACCCAGAAGCGTTCATCAAAGACAATATTTGTTGTGTATCTTGACTAGGATTACCTGCCACATTGGGAGTAACAGCTAAATTAAGCTCAGATTGAACTTGATTTACGAGTTGGAGCATCGTTGATGACATATTAAGCCTC